TCCCCCTGACCGGAAGTTCCCGGTTGTGGCGGTGAAGTGCCCGGAGTGCTCTTGACAAACCCCCGGGGTGTGGAACCTTGGGATAGCTCTTTGACTTGCAGGTTGGCGCAGTGGCAGCGCGTCGCGCTCATAACGCGAAGGTCGTTGGGTTCGATTCCCACGCCTGCATCCATTTTGACGAAGACTCGACGACTTGGCCGTGAGAATCCGTGTGGGCAAATCCGGCGAGACAGCGAAAGTTCGGGACACCCGTCAAGGCATCGCGCTGACGCCGCGCGCCGACCCCGGGATAGGGGGCAAAACGCTGTCTCCTTTATGGCCCGTTCGTCTAGTTCGTAGGACATCCCCCCTGAAGGGGGAAAACGCAGCACGAAAACTGCACGGGACTCCAATTTTCGCGGGGTTTGATTCCCCGGTTTCCTCCGCATCGCCGGCAGGCGACTCTTAGGGAACAGCCGGGCAACGGAACCCGGGCGAAGTGCAGGCTTGGCAAAATAGCCGGGCCACGGGGGATGCACCCCCTAAACGGTCATCGGTTCGCTTGCAAAGCGACCGGTTGCCACGCGACGTAGGCCAAAGGTTAGAGCCGCCCCGAGAAAAAGGGGTGCGTGAGGGGTCGAGTCCCTCCGTCGCGCTTTGATTTCAACCCATGATTGACATTGACTACTCGTTCCTGCTCTCCCGGCCGGAGTGGACCTTTGACGAGCCCGCCATCAACGCCGCGCTCGCCGGTAAGCGGGTCCTCGTAACAGGCGCGGGCGGTTCCATCGGCTCCTCCATCTGTTCTCGAATCTCCCGGACAACGGCCGCTGCCCTGCTCGCCGTCGGCCACGGAGAGCTCGCCATTTTCAACCTCCTCCGGGACCTCTCCGGCCGGCCCGTTCCGGTTCTCCCGAGGGTTCTCGACATCGGCTCCTCCGAGATGGTCCAGGCGATGGACGCCTTCCGGCCCGACATCGTCATCCACACGGCGGCGTATAAACACGTCGGCCTCATGGAGGCGTGCCCCCGGACGGCCCTCCGCAACAACGCAGAGAAATCCTTCTACGTCGCCAGTCTCGCGGCCAACGCCGGGGCCAAGAGGTTCATTTTCATCTCCACAGACAAAGCGGTAGCGCCGACGACGGTGATGGGAGCCTCGAAACGCTTCGCGGAAGTGGGGCTGCTCGTGGACCCAAAACTCCCGACCACCGTTTGCCGTTTTGGGAACGTCCTCGGGTCGAGCGGAAGCCTCGTCGAGATTCTGGAGAAGCGCAAGCGCGCGGGGCTCCCCTTCCGTCTCACGAGCAAAAACCAGCGCCGGTTCTGGATTACCGCCCACGAAGCCGTCGGCCTCGTGCTGTCCTCGGGCCTCCTTTTCGGCGACGGGATGTTCACTTTGGAGATGGGCAAGTCGGTCCCCATCGAGGACACCGCGCGCCACCTTGACCCGGACGCCATCATTGAGTGGGGCTGTGCGTTGCCCTCGGAGAAGCCGGACGAGGATTTGATTGGCCCGGGAGAAACCAAGAGCTGCACGTCTCACCCCGGGATTTACCGACTGTCCAACCTCTCGCTGTGCCGAAGCCACTTCTTCACGGCCTTGACCAACGTCTACAGCCAGCCGTCGGATACCGTCGGGCTTGCCCGGGAACTCTAATTATGAATGTCGTCACCTACTACGTCCCCGTCGAGGGCCTCTGGTCCGACGAAAGCCAGCGGAAGCTGATTGAGGTCTGGCGTCGGTCGTGGGAAAAAGCTGGATGGACGGCCACGGTCTTGACCGAGGCGGACTGCAAGACCCACCCCCGCTACGAGTTTTTTCGGGAGCATTTCTTCGCCAAGCCCTCCGAGTATCCCGTCGCCTACACGGCCGCTTGCTTCATGCGCTGGCTCGCCGCCGCGCACTTCGGAGCCCTTCGGTCGGACGCGGTGATGCTGACGGATTACGACGTTATCAATTACGGGTTCGAGCCCCGCCCACCGGAGCCCGGCAAGCTGGAAATCTTCTGTGACGAGCCCCCGGTGTCTATTTTCATGGGGGCGGTCCTTGGCACGCCGCAGCATTTCCTCGACATGGCCGAGTTGTTCGCGGCGTGGAAGCCCGACGACCTCGACTTCAACCACAACGCCGGGATGCTCCATCAGGATGACCTGTCCATGTTGGTCCGAATGTTTGAGACCAAGACACGCCCCAAGCCGGACTGGTGCATCAAGTCCCCCGGCTGCACGCTCTACGATTACGGAGGGTATCGCACGGCGAAGATGGTCCACTTCGGTTATGCGATGAAGCAGAGGAACCAGTGGCCAAAACACGAATGGATTGAAAAAATCCGCCGATTTTAATGGACCTAAACGACAAAATCTTCGTCGCCGGACACAACGGTCTCGTCGGCTCCGCGCTCGTCCGGCAACTCAAACTTGCCGGGCACACCAACATCCTCACGGCCTCCCGAGCCGAGCTGGACCTGAAAGATTCCATGCAGACCCGTTGGTTCTTCTCGGTCCACGAGCCGAAATACGTGTTCCTCTGCGCGGCCAAGGTGGGCGGCATCAAAGCGAACATGAAGGACCCGCTGGGCTTCTTTTTGGACAACCTCGCCATCCAGCGAAACGTCATGGAGAACGCGCACCGATACGAGACGAAGAAACTCGTCTTCCTGGGCTCCTCCTGCATCTACCCCAAGCACTGCCCCCAGCCCATTCGCGAAGACTTCCTGCTCACAGGCCCTCTCGAACCCAGCAACGAGGGCTACGCGCTGGCGAAGATTTCCGGCGTGAAAATGTGCGAGTGGTATCGTCACGCGCACGGCTGCGACTTTGTTTCCGCGATGCCCTGCAACCTCTACGGGCCGGGGGACAAGTTCCACGTTGAGGACGGGCACCTCGTCCCGGGTCTCATGGCGCGGATGCACAACGCGAAGGTTTCCGGGGCTCCGTTCTTTGAGGTGTGGGGCGACGGGTCCGCGCGCCGGGAGCTCCTCTACTCCGACGACCTCGCCCGGGCCCTGCTCGTCGTGATGGACCAGTATTCGCACCGCGAGCCCATCAACACCGGCAGCGAGGACGAGGTCACGGTGGAACAGCTTACCCTGTTGCTGAAGGAAGTCGTGGGGTTCACGGGGAGTATTGTCTTCGACGCGGGACAGCCCGTCGGAGTTCTCCGGAAGCTCCTCGACAACCAGAAAATTCTGAACCTCGGCTGGCGGCAGGAGATGAAGTTGGTGGATGGCCTCCGCGCCACCTATGCAGGTTTTCTCAAAGGTCAATGATGAACCCGTCCGACACACTCGTCGAGGCTTACCGATACCGTGCTCGCTGACCCCGACAAGAAATTGCTGGTGAACGCCGTCGCGTTCCAGTTGCACACCGGTCAGTATTTTGCCGGGGCGAAAATCGTCTCGGACTGGCTTAAGGGCCAGTCGGGGCACGCGCTGCCAGTGGCGACAAAGAAGGAGGCGGACGAAGTCCTGACGCTGTTGCTCCATTGGTGCCTCAACAACGGCGGATTTGAGGAGGCGGCGCAACTGCTTTGGGGGCCCACGCTCTTCGACCCGCGCCCGGACTCGACGCGCCGCGTGTGGTCCGCCTTTGAAAAGCATAAGCTGATTCTCTTAATGGGCGCGGGCTCCATGTCGAAGTCCTATTCGATGGGCGTCCGGCTGTTCCTTGAGTGGGTCCGGGACCCGGAATACACGACCATCCAAGTCGTCGGCCCGAGCGAGAAGCATCTTGAGATGAACCTTTTCACGCATCTCGTCTCGCTGCACCAGCAGAGCTCCATCCCGCTCCCCGGCGGGGTGGGCAAGCTATTCATCGGGCTGGACCCGCGCAACCGGAAGTCGTCCATCTCCGGCGTCGTCGTCCCCCTCGGGACCTCGAAGGCCGGCAAGTTGCAAGGCACCAAGCGCATCAACCGCAAGACGGAGCACCCCATTTTCGGCAAGACGAGCCGGATGTTTATTTTCCTCGACGAAATCGCGAACATCCCCAAGGGCATCTGGCGCGACTTGGACAACCTGATGACGGGCATGGGCGAGGGCGACCAGAAAATCATCGGCGCGTTCAACCCGACTGAGCTGCACGACGAGGTTGGCGTCCGGTGCGAGCCCGCAGGGGGGTGGCAGTTGTTCGACCCCGAGGAGGACTACGAGTGGGTCTCCGCGCGCGGGTGGTTCGTCGTCCGGCTCGACGCGATGAAGTGCGAGAACGTCATCGAGAAGCGCGTCATCTATCCGGGCTTGCAGACGTGGGAAGGCTTCCAGATTCTTTTACGTAACGCGGGCGGCGTGGACTCTCCCGGCTACTGGTCGATGGGTCGCGGTTGCTTCCCGCCAATGGGCGTTCCCATGTCGGTCATCCCGCAGGGGTTGCTCGCGAACCTCAAGGCCAACGTGGTGTGGTATGACAAGCCCACCCCGTGTGGCGGCGCGGACCTCGCGCTCGAAGGTTCGGACACCGCCGTCTTCGCGAAGGGGCTCTTCGGCCTCGCCTCGGGAATCAAGTTGCTGCCCAGCCTCGCGCATCCGGACGGGCAGACCATCATGTTCAAGAACGCGGCGAGGAAGAACGCCCCGCGCCACCTGTTGCTGGCGGAGACGCTGCTCCACCTGCCCAAGGGGGACACGGTCGCGATGAAGAACGAGGTCCTCCGCATCCTCCGCTCCTTTTCCATCAAGCCGGAGTGGTTCGCTATCGACCGGACGGGCAATGGGCAGGGTGTCGTCGATTTGCTGCACTACGAATACGGCGAGGTCATCGGCGTCAACTTCAACGAGGCGTGCAGTGCGACGCGGGTCATGGAGGAGGACCACGCGGTCCCGGCCGAGCTCTACGCCCGGCTCAACACCGAGATGATGTTCGCGCTCCGGAAGTTCATCGAGTTCGGATACCTGAAACTCTCCACCAGCCTCTCGACGGACAGTCTCTACCCCCAACTGACCGGCCGGCGCTACAAGGCCCGGGGAAAGCTCTCGGCCATCGAGTCGAAGCCCGACTACGCCAGCCGGAACCAAGGCAAGTCGCCGGACGAGGCGGACGCGCTGTGCCTGTTGGTCCTCGCGGCTCGCCGTGGCTCCGGCGTCACCTTCACCATGACCGGGGAACTCAGCTCCGACCGAAACCCCACGGGCGGCGAGGACGAGGGGGACTACGAGGACCGGAGGAACGTCCGGATTTCCGCCGACAACCGGGTGGAGGACTTATGACCGACTCTGTAAAGATGACGCGCGAGGTCGCAGTAAAGCTGTTGAAGGCTGGAGTCAAGTGCTGCGCCCAGCCGAGTGTCCGCAAGTTGCGGCAGAAAGGAAAACGTGCTGGAACTGAACTTTAATTTGGGCCCGTCTAAGGGCTATGTTTTCAGGGAGCGCGACGGGACGTTCTTGCGCGGCGAGGGCTGGAAGAATCTGGAACGCCGGGTGCGCGGCTACCGGGCGCTGAACAAGCTGGACCCGGGCAACCCGTGGGAGGAGATTGTCACCCAGACCTGCGCCAAGCAGCCCAGCCTGTGCCGGGATTCGAGTCCGATGGCCGCCGGCCCTCGCGGCTCCGGGTCCATGAGCTTTAACCAGCGGGTCTTGCAGATGATGGTGCATCTGATTGGGCTGAAGCGGACGAAGCGGCTCCCCCGGGTGGACGACGCCACCGCCGCCGCGCGCGCGGCCATCTGCGCGACGTGCCCCCGGCAGAAATCTCTTAACGAAGCGTGCAAGGCGTGCCTCTACTCGGTGGACCAGTCCCGAAAGGCGCTGTTGGACGGGGCCGACAGCCGCCACCAGAACCTTTTACCCTGCGCGGTGTTGGCCGAGGACTGTCAAATCACGGTCCACGTTGACCAAGCCCCCACCGTGGCCGAAGGGATGCCCCCGAATTGCTGGCGGAGGCCCCCGGCATGAGGTTCCCCAACCCTTTTTACGCGATTGGGGCCTTTTACCGGGCGGTAAAACGGCTCTTTTCAGTGAAACCCAGCTTCGTGACCGAGGAAACGGCTCAAAAACGGCTCAAGGCGTGCGAGGAGTGCCCTCATTTTGACCCCGCCGTCGGCCAGTGCCAAGTTTGCAGTTGCTTCGTAATTTTGAAGGCCCAACTCACCACCGAAAACTGTCCAAAAGGCCGCTGGCCTTGACCGGAAGCGAGAAATCCCCAACATTAAGAGACCGACCATGCCCGACCCCTACGAACCGACCAATTCAGCCGACACGACGGGCACCATCCAGTCGCCGGGCGTCACCGCCAGCGGAAAAATCAAGCGCCGGGCGATAAAGGACGCCAAGCAGGCCCGGAACATCATCACGACGCTCGAAATGGCGTCCCGTGAGCGGAATGTCAAGAACGCGCGGATTCAGGCCAAGATTAACAGCGAAAAACCGTTTTCGCAGACCGCCTTGGAGTCGGACGGGCTCGGATGGAAGAGTAATTTCACCACGAAGCCGCTGCCGATGCTGATTGGAAAAATCGCGCCCCGATTCGTGAAGGCGGAGCAGGGAATCAAGTATCTCGTCAACAGCAGCCTCCCCGACACTCACCCCGGCTCTGCGAAGAAGACGGAAGCCTTCCGGCGCGAAGTCACTTGCACCGTCCGCGCGCGGCCCGGCTGGTTTGACCTTATCGCCGAAATCGCGCAGGAGAACTCGCTGTTCGGCTTCACCAGCGTCGCGTGGCTCGACGAATTCCACTGGTTCCCCCGGCACTATCGGCAGGACGAGTTCTACGTCCCCTCGGGCACGAAGCACAAGTCGTCCTCCGCGCAAATCGTCGTCCTGAAGGACACCTACCTGATTCACGAGCTCTTCGAGCTCATTGAGGACAACGAGGCAGCCGCCGCCGCCGGCTGGAAGATTGAAAACACCGTGCTCGCGATTAACAGCGCGATGCCGACGAACCGCCGGAGCCAGCAAACCAACTGGGAGCGGATTCAGGAGGACCTTATCCGGGAGAGCACCCTCGGCGCTTCGATGGAGTCCGGGGCGCTGACGGTCGTGGTCTATCACCTCCTCGCGCAGGAGGTCACGGGGACGGTGTCCCAGATGATTATTGTGGATGTCCCCCAAAGTGCCGGCGGATACCAGAGCTACAATTACGCCCCTGACAACGAGAAGCAAATCCTGTTCGAGCGCGAGGACCAGTTCCCCAGCATGGAGATGGCCGTCAGCTTTTTCAGCTTCGAGCAGGCGACCGGAAAACTGCACGGCTCGAAGGGCATTGGCCGCGAGCTCTACAGCATGGCCGGGATGCTCGACCGCGCGCGGAACGAAATCGTGGACCGGCTGAACCTCGCCGGCAAGCTGATTATCACCTGCGACGACAAGGCGGTTCGCCGATTCAAGGCGAGTATCGTCGGC